AATGGTTATGTGATCAATGACTTCTTAACTGACACAGATGCTTTCTTCATTAAGACAGATGCACCAAATGGCTTAAAGCACTTTGAGCGTATGTCTTTAGCAACAGCTATGGATCCAGACTTCGAGACAGGAAACATGAGATATAAAGCAAGAGAAAGATATTCTTTTGGTTTCTCTGATCCTCGTGCCGTGTTTGGTTCACCAGGAGCGTAAGCTTTAAAAACTTTAATTAAAAAAAGGGCAGTTACATACTGCCCTTTTTTGTGTATAATAAACTAAACCTTGACAGTCGGATAAACTGACTGACATTTGCCAAGACAAGGAGATTGACATGGCTAATACAACTTTCTCGGGTCCAGTCCGATCAGAAGGTGGATTTACTACAATAAGTAAAGACGCTACAACTGGAGCAATTACTACACAATCAAGCATTAACTCAAGTGGTATTACATCTTTTGATGCTAATACACTTTCAGTAGAAGCTGGAGCTGGTATTACAACAGGCTCTGGAACTATTTACAGAAGTTCTGTTCAAAGAGTTGGTGGTATAATCACAACAAGAATTCTAATTGACTTAACTGGTTTGAGATCAACTGGTGGTGCTGACATTATTGGTGTTAACGGAACTGCTTTAGTTTGTCACATTGGTCAGATAACTGCTGCACAAAACGGTACAATCTTAACAGGTAGTATGGAATGTTTTGAAGCACCAGCAGGTGGTGACCCAGACATCAACATACACTCTGCTACAGAGAGTACTGGTGTTGAGGATGGTCTAATATCTGGCTTAACAGAAACACTATTGGTCAACGCAGGTGATGCAACATTAGGAAGTAAGGTCTTCTTTGCTGCCGCTCCAGCCGCAGATGAATTTTTATACTTAACAACTGGTGCTGCAACAGATGCAGATTACTCTGCTGGTAAGTTATTCATTGAATTGATGGGCTACGAAGCTTAATTTATGGGGGTTTTATACCCCCATCTTTTAGAAGGAGATTAATATGAGTATGTCGGGTGGTAAATCAGACGTAAAAGTTGCCTTTATAACTGACGAGATAGCTGCAGATCCAGATGGTATTTCTGCATCAGCACAAGTAGCCAATAATGCCGCTTTAGTAATAGGTGGTGCTTTACACTCTGGTAATGCTATAGCTTTAGCAGGAGCAGCAAGAAAAATAGAAATTACTTCAGGAAGTGATGATTCAGGTATATCTTTTACTATTGTAGGAACTGGTATTAATGGAGATGCTATAACAGAGTCTCTTACAGGTGTTGATTCAGCAACTGCTACAAGTGCAAATTTCTTTAGAACAGTTGCGAGTATTACTGCCGTTGGTGATCCAGCGGGAACCGTTGTAGCAGGAACTACAACCTCTGCCGCAGAAGTAGTTAATGTAGAAAGAACCAGATTAAAAGGCTATTCGATAGTTTCTGGTGGAACTGCTGGCGTTGTTGAATTCTTTGATGGTGATCCTAACAATAGTGGGTCTGCTTTATTTAAAGCTAGAACACTAGGTACAGATAATACTACAGTGGATAACACAATACCACAAAATGGTGTTGTATTTGGTAGTGGTTTATATATCGTTTGGACTACTACTACAGTGGACATGATGAGTTACTTTCACGCATAGGCTTTTAATATGGCTGAGAAAAAGAAAAAAGGTACTATGAAGGGTCACACCATAGGTGGTGGGCAAAAGCGTCCCACCAAATCGGGTGCAGGTATGACTGCAAAGGGTGTCGCTAAATATCGTAGAGACAATCCTGGAAGTAAGTTAAAAACAGCTGTTACTGGCAAAGTTAAAAAAGGTAGCACTGCTGCAAAGAGACGTAAGTCATATTGTGCAAGATCAGCTGGGCAGATGAAGAAGTTTCCTAAAGCTGCAAAAGATCCTAATAGCCGTTTAAGACAAGCTCGTAAAAGGTGGAAGTGCTAATGAATATTAAAGACGTATCAACAGGTGTTTGTATAGTATTATTTGCAGGAGCTATTGGTTGGTCATACCTAACTTTAGTTGAAGTGGATAAAAGAACAGCTATTATGGCAGAAAAAGTTTCTCAGAACCACGAGATGATTAAACCTTTATGGGAAGACTTTATAAGAAGGAGAGCAATAGATGGCAATCATGCGAAGCTCGATGAGCAAACAAATAACAAAATCACCTTCAAGTGGAAATAAAAAAAGACCAAAAAGAAAAACAAAAACAAAAAATATTCAGAGGAAGTCCTGTTAAGTACTGTTTAGAATGTGGAAAGAAAAAATGGTCTTGTAGATGTTACAAGGTAACTGGAATAGAGGAATTAAAAAATGCCAAAAGACGCATGTTATCGAAAAGTAAAAGCAAGCTTTAAAGTTTTTCCAAGTGCCTATGCTGGAGGTGCGATTGCAAAATGTCGTAAGGTAGGTGCTGCTAATTATGGAAATAAGTCAAAGAAAAAAGCAGATGGTGGTGTGATTACCGCTAAAAACGGTAAGGCTTTTACAAAAAGAAAATCAAGTAAGAAAAATATTGCAAGAGGTTGTGGCAAGGTCTTAAATGAAAAACGTAAAGTTACAAAGTATGCATAATGGCAGTTAGAAAAACAAAAGCAGGATTAGCCTTAAAGAGATGGTTTAAGGAAGATTGGAAAGATGTAAAAACGGGTAAGGCTTGTGGTCGTCAAAAAGGTGAAAAAAGAGGTACACCTTATTGCCGTCCAAGCAAAAGAGTTTCTTCAAAAACTCCGAAAACGTCTTCGGAGATGACTTCTACTGAAAAACGTAGTAGAATAAATCAGAAGAATAAGTTGGGTCAACCTTCGGGTAAACCTAGAAGAGTAGCATCACTAAAAAGAAGGAAAAAATAATGGACTTTGGAATTAAAAAAAAGAAAAAAATAATTAAGCCTGATAAATCAGATTTTTCAACCCAAAAAACAAAACCAGATACTTCGGACTTTGCAAATAAGCAAAAAAGAAAAAAAATAAATACTTCAAAAATGAAGAATACTTTTGAATCTGATGCAGGAGTAAAACCAAGAGTTAACACCTTTACTGCTGACACGAATGCTGCAAAAAACACCAACAAAGATAGGTCAGATTTTGCTAGTGGTAATAAAAATAAGAACAAAACTAAGACTAAAACTAAAACAAGTACAAACAAGCCTAAAGTAGTAACACCTGCAATGATTAAGGCAAAAGGTTTTACTTCATTAAGAGACTATTTAAATAACGAAAAAGGCTTAAAGAGAAGAGACGGTAAAAAAGTTGAAAAAACTACTAACACTACTAAAACATCTTCAATACCAAAACCTCCTCCTAAAGCACCAAGAGGAGCAAATAAAATAGTGTCTAGTATGAAATCATCTAATGCAGGTATCGATGGTGGTTCTTCTCAAGTTAATAAACCTAAAGCAGCAAAAAAGAAGAGTAGCTTTTTTGATAGTATCGGATCTGGTATAAAAAAAGCCGTCAAAGAAACTAAAAGAAATGCTGAAGGTGATTTTAAAAAGAAAACTGGTCGCTATAAGCTTATTAGTAAAGGCACAAGTAATATAATTGGTAATAAAAACTTTGTAAGTGATAAGAAAAAGAAAAAAAAGTTACCTAAACAAATTTCGGTGTAGTAAATGGCAACATCAAATTCAAGAGATTTCGACTTAGATGTCGGTGAAATAATAGAAGAGGCTTATGAGCGTTGTGGCTTGGAGATGCGTACTGGATATGACGCAAAAACAGCTAGACGTTCATTGAATCTTATGTTTGCTGATTGGGCAAATCGTGGTCTTAACATGTGGACGGTAAAACAAGAAACTAAAGCTATAACTTCTGGTACAGCGACTTATACGTTTGATGCTACTTACGTTGACTTACTAGAAGTTGTTTTAAGAAACAGTAGTAATGTTGATTTTACCTTAACACAGATGAGCCGAAGTGAGTATTTAACGATTCCAAACAAAGCTAATAGTGGTCAGCCTAGTCAATACTTTTTTGATAGGCAGGTTGTTCCGACTATTACTTTGTGGTCAACACCAAACGCTTCATACACATTAGTGTATTATTATGTAAGACGTATTGAAGATGCCGATGCTTTAATTAATAATGCAGACACACCATTTAGATTCCTTCCTTGTATGGTTGCAGGTCTTGCTTATTATTTAGCTATGAAGAAAGCACCAGACAGAGTTCAATTATTAAAATCTGTATATGAAGAAGAATTTCAAAGAGCAGCAGCCGAGGATGCCAATAGCACTCCTTTAAAATTAACACCTAGCATGACATACTATAGTTACTGATATGGCAAGATACGCAACAGGAAAAAAAGCATGGGGATTTTCAGATCGTTCTGGATTTCGTTATCGCTTGCGA